ACTGATCGTATGCTGCTTGAACTAAATTGCTAATGCTAGAGGTAGTGGTTAAACTACCGCCTGGAATTGCCATTGGGCATTACCTTTCATTAGGATTGGATTAGAGTCCAGATCCCTTAATGACTGCATCCAACTCTTCACGAGTATTAGCGTTCATAAGTTTTTTCATAATATCTTCATTGTGCTCAGGTGTAACCCCTTGCTCAATGGTATTAGTCATCCTTTTGTACGCTGCCGCTTGAGCAGGGTCAACATTAGGTTTCTGGGGTACTTCTTCGGCTTGAAGACCAAACACATCTGCGTTTGCTTCTAGCCATTTTGATACAGACTCTTCAGTTGGGTCTATATCCTGCGGAATAAAGGAAGAAATCTTCTGATTCACTCCACGACTTGCGAGAGCTTCTTTGATTGCTCGTTCTCTTTGCGCTTTATTTAAAGATTCAAAGTTAGCTTTAAGATCTGCCAACTCTTTATCTTTTGCTTTATTAGCCTTGCGTAGTTGTTTAACGAGATCATTGCTTAACGATTCAACACTTGTGTCGGTATCGTCATCATCCTCGTAGTCATTGTTGGACATAGTCCATCTCCCATTCGTTGTAGTTGTCGTAGACCTCATACAATTTGGGGATTCCTGTATGGCTTCTACTACCGGTTTTGTTATCGCTCCATCAGACCGGTGGTCCTGATGGCAGGTCTAGTTAGTAAGAGCCAGCTCTATTTTGGCTCAGTGCTCCGCTTGAAACTCCTGTTTGTCCACCGAAGGTGGCTTTCTCTAACCCAATAACTTTCTTACGTTTTTGTTGGGCTTCTGTTTGTCCTGGTAAATTAAATACTTCTTCTTCAGCTACCGCTTGATTGTAATCTGGTTGTTGGTAAATAGAGGCTAGTTGTCTACCTCGCTCTAGCCCACCACCAATAGCCTCATAACCCTTTTGTGCTGACTCTTTAGTTACACCATAACGGCGTAGATACTCAGCATCGGTTGCACTTGTTGTCAGTCCAGCACTTAACGCTGCACCGCCAATTTCAGCAGCAGTTACTTTCTTTCTAATATCTTCTAATCCTCTTTCAGGATCTAAGGTGTAAGCAAGAATATCGGCATTTCTAATATCGGGATAGAACTGCCTTAATGCAGTAGTTACCTCTGGTGCTGCATCTAGAACTCTCTTCTGTGCAGTTAATACTCGCTCTTCTAATTCAACAGCAGATACATCATTAGAGATAAGTTTATTAAACCCCGCCTGTGTGCCTAGTGAATCCTTAGTATAATAGGATGCAGGTAATCCATAGTTACGCATAATATTCTGATACTGATCCTCTAGTGCTAGGTACTCACCAGGACTTAAAGCAACTAAACCTTTTTTAATTCTTTCAGTATTACCAGCAAATCTTTTTTGATAGGCATCGGTATTGCGTAATGCAATTTGGAATTCAGGTCCAGATAAACCCTGTTTAATTAAATCCTGTAATGGAGTTACTAAAGCCTCAAGCCCATATCTACTAAACTCTGATAAGAGTAAAGCATAGGCAGATCTAGATCCAGCTTGTGCTTCAAGGTCTGGACCTCCTGCTGCGGGACTACCTGGGGCGGGAGTAGCACCACCACTACCGCCTGCGTTTGGGAAGTTTTTAGCAATTTTTTCTGCAGTGGCTGCATTAACAGCAGCACCTTGGGCTGCTCCAGTTTTTCCAGAAATTGCAGCGGCATATTCAGCATCAGATAAATTTGCTAACGGATTATAAGAATCTCCATAATAACCAGAGGCGTTAACACCACCTCTTGCTTCAATTTCTGCCTTAGTTGCTACACCATCAGCAATAGCAGCTTTTTCTGCTGCGGCACTACGAACAAAACCGGTAGCCATTATACTGTTCGCACTCCTTGTCCTAACATTCCAAAGTCTTTAAGTGTATCGTTAATGGTATCAATAGTTATAGCAAAGCCTTCTTGAGAACCATCCCAAGATTTTTGAGATCTTTTCTTTACTTCAAATTCTTGGAGCGTAGCAAATCCTTTATCTGTTACAGCTAAAGGTATAATTTTACTTACACTAATACTAGATACTGGCACTCCATATGCTTTTGCATAGTTATTTAAATAAGCCGAAAAGGTTGTAGACAGATCTTCATCTGGTTCCATCTGACTTCTTATTGCCTCTGGTAAAAGTCTTCTAGCACTAGTACGAATCTGTGTCTTAAACTTGTTAATATCTTCCCCATTATTAATAGCTTCTAACCAAGTAGGTAGTTCATTAGAAAAATCTGCTTGAAGATTAAAGCCATTTGCTAGTGCAACAGTAGCAAGTGATTGTTTATTTTTTTCAACCTTTGCTGCTTGACTATTTTTATAGACATCAAGTCCTTTAATTTTATTTTCTAAAAAATTTCTTTCATCAAGGCCAGATTCTTGAACAAGAACCTGTCTGCCACCAATCATCTTATATGTGCTTTTAGATATACTAGATAACTTCTTTTGTTCAGCCTGTAACTCTTTAAACAATTGATCTTTTTGAGCTTTGTTAGCTTCTCCCAAACCAAGAGATGCAAATATATCGCCAATAACACCCTCTGCGGTGCTTCTGTTGTAAATCTGTTGGACACCAGATGGATCTGGTAGTCCACCTTGACCCTTTAAACCAGTGGTAATATCTACAGCAGGATTAATTAAGAACTCTCTTATAGAAGAGCCTTGTAAATTTTTAGGTAAAGCTATTCTTAATTCAGCAATAGATTGAAGTGCTGACTGTGTAAGAGTCCAGTCTTTAAGACCATTAACTCCACCCTTATATATTGCAGAAAAGTTCTTTTTAAGATCCTCTTGAACAGATTTTAATTGCGTTTCATCTGCCCCAATAGTATTGATAAACTGACTATAAGTAGCTATCGCTTGTTGGTCTACTACATCTTGAATCGCTGCAGTTTTAGCGGTTTTATCTTTATCTAAAGCATCTTGTTTTTGTTTACGGTATTCCGTTACAGTTATACCTAAATCAGCCGCTTGGTCAGCCTCTGATAGGCCCTCTTTTTCGCCAGTTATCTTTTTATTTTCTTGCTCTTTGTTATAGGCAGCAAATATATTATCGTAATACTTTTTAGCTGTATTATATTTTTTAGAAGCAGCAGTAATTTTGTCATTAATTTTATCTTTTTCAGATTGAGGTCTATCTTCAAATTTGCCATATTTGGTATCATCTCTAAAAGATTGAGCCTGATCCCGCACATATCCAGCATTAAGGAGATCGGTGTTTGCCTTTTCTAACTGATCTTTTAAAGTAGCCATCTAATTAGTCTCCCAACAATCTGCCAAATAGAACATCATAAGTTGCCTGAGTGTTTTCATTATAAAGTGCTAGTTCTCTTAATTTAATAATGGTCTCTTCTTTCAAGTTTTTTATTAGTTTTTGTGAACCACCAAACTCATCAAAGTTTGCTTTTTCTTCTTTGTATATCTTATATATGGCAGACATTTCTCTAAGTCTTTGCTCAGTCTTAGGTCTAATGTTTAAGTTTTGTGCAAGCATATTGTCTAACTCATCCAAGGTATTTACACGGTCAATAGCCTTTTGACTGCTTTGGGAAAGTTCTTCTTTTACTAATGGGCGAGCTGCAAAGAATACATCTTTCCAAGCATCAAACTCTCTACGCAATTGTGTTCGCTCAAAGTCTACTGTTGAATTCTCTAAAGATGATTCAAACACTTCTTTTCTTTTATAATAAGATTGTAAATCAGATGCAGTCTGAACTTCTCTTAAATAGTCATCTACTCTTTTATTGTAGGTTAAACCCATATCTTTCATAATCTGATAGGTATCCCAAGAGAATCCAGTTTTATGAGGTATTAATAGCCCACCCGCTAATGGATAATCTTTGAAAAGAGTTTCATTTTGTTTTACAAAATATCCAGCTTCGTCTGCATATCTAAGTGGGGCTATAGTTTTACGTTCTGATTCAGGTATAGTATATGGAACCTGATCTGGAAATAACTCTACCCACTTAGCCATAGCAGCATCATAATCACCAGGATACTGATCTAGTAATTTATTAAATGCTTGCTTAAAATTAGCACGACCATTATCGCTAATCCATTGTGCCATATCTGATTTAAGTTGAACTGCTGGTGATGCTGGCGCTAAAAAGCCTAAAGCAAAACGTACTCTTAATACTCCAAGAACCGTATTCTTGACTCTTAGGCGATATTCTTCTTGTTCAGCACTTGTAGGTGGAAGTAAAGTTTGTACGCCATCAATTACTTCATATCTTTTTGGTAAACCATTACCGGATGCCTCTAGGTAAGTTACTGCCTTACGCCAAGCGCTTGCATATTGTGAGTTACGCTCATCTTTATCTAATGCACCAATTAAGCGATTAACGTGAGATGGAAGCAATGCTGAAAGCACTGGTCTATCCACTGAATATTTACCGAGTAGATATCCATCAATACTATCTGCTGTATCTTTGTCTGCAAAGCCTATTAAAGTGGTAACTGTTTTAACGCTTGCTGCAGCCAGTGGACCAGAGAATGTTGGGACTATAGAATCTGGGTTTAAAGATGGGGTAAGGAACTTTATTTTAGCACCAAACTCTACTGGGAATGGTGTCTTAAATTCATCTGCAATACCTAACCGAGCTAATACACTCTGAACTGCATTATATACTGGTGCAACACCGGCATAAACAAAGTAATCATCACCTTGGTCATCCTTTTGTACCCATCCTGAATGAGTTACGCCCTCATATGTAAGTGCTGCTTTAACTAAAGCCTCTGGATTGTAACGGATAACCCTGTACATACGGCGATAAAAGTCTTCAGTTGCTCTATAGAAACGAGCAAAGTTACGAGAGGTAAAAGCAATCTGTGTTCTTACTAATGGATTATCCACATATTGTAAAACTTCACTTACTGCTCTGTCTTCTATAGCAGAGGCAAGTTTAATTTTAGCTCGTTCTGTTGCAATAGCTATACCAGTAGTATTAGATGGATCTATACCAGCAATATGAGACTCAATCCATTTTTTCTCAAAACCAGACTTAGTCATTTCTAAACGAATAGAAACCATTTCATTAAGAACTAGTGGTTGACGAGACATACGGGCGTTTGCTAAACCCAACCAACCCCAACCCGTCTTCATAACACCTGGAGTAATTTGATCTATTTCTACCACCGGAACTAATGTAGGTCCAACAATTGCACTAGGAATATCGGCATCATTTGTTGGCATATCATCAATAGATAATTTGCCTTCTATTTTATACTTTCCAGATTTACCTTTTACTCGGATTTTATTTAAGAGATCTAAATTTATACTACCATCTCTTTTAACTAAATGTGATTTGCTCCGATTAAAAGCAAGTGTTAGTAGTTCAGACTCGCTCATACTGTTGGCTAGTTGTGCATCTGATAAGTACTGTTTTCCTGCTTTAGTTTTTAACCATTGACGAGCCTGAGATAGATACTCACCCTGATCGTCTAAATTAGCAATAGCAATTTTACCTAAATCATCATTAGCATAATAGCCAATACGAGACATTAAGGTAAACATAGAGGCTTCATCTTGGGTAGATATTGCCTGTATTTTAAAACCTCGTTCTCCAGGCTTTTTACCATAATTTTGCGGAGCTTTAATTATAAGAGGTTGCGCTCTTACGCCTGTGCTTTTTACTAAATTTGTAGCCCGACTTACATAATCAATAGCGCCAGATGCAAAATTAGAAGCACTTTCAGACACAACACCAACTGCATTTTCAATATCGCCATATTTAATCTGCTCACTAAGAGCAGTAATTTCTTTTTGAGACATTGGCTTTAAATTTAGATTTTTACGAAGGCGATTAAGTCTTCCTTGACTTAAAGTACGAGCAAAGATTTCACGGGTTTGACCCTCTAAGCCACCTTTAATTGTATATTCAACTTCTTTAATTTTTAGTTCAATGTCTGAGATATCTATTGGATCTTTTTTGGTTGCAAGTTCTCTTTTCAAGGCAACAAGTTTAGTACTAGCTTCATCAAACTTAGTACCTAGTGCGGTAAGTTCTGCTGTAATATTATTTACTTCTTTTTTATTTACTAATCGCATAGCAATACCAAGTGGATTGTCAGACCATTTGACCTTACCCTCTGCTTTTTTAGCAGCAGCGATAAAAGTATTAACACGAGTAGATAGAAGTCTATTCTTAGCAAGGCCCCAAGGAGATTTACCAATAGCGAGATTCATCATTAAGTCTTCCCCTGCGTTACGAAGAGCGTAACGAGGCCCAGCTAAAGTTAGAAAGGACCAAGCACTAACAGTCTGTTCAGCCAATTGACTATTTGGAATACCCATTATTTTTTGAAACAAAGCATTACGACCAGATGCTCTATCTAAGTCCCTTAAACTTGGAGCAGATGCAAATGGACTAAAATCTGAAGGTAAGGAACCCTTGTCCCTAAAGATATCATCTACGCCAAACAGCGCTTGAGTTTTACCAGTTAAATAACGAGTAAGTTGCTGACCAGGTAGAGTAGTATTTAAACCACGAACCTCTGCAACGGTTCCCCATAAACCATAGTAAACAAGTTTTTTCTTACCAGTCTCTGCAATGCTTTCAAATGCTTGTGCTATCAATTTAGATTCTCTTTTAGGCATAATCATAATAGCAATACGATAGATTTGATCGGGAGCATCTATTGCTGTAACGTCAAATACATCATCCCTAAATAGTGGCGAGATAGTAAATTTTGCTTTAGCTCTATCAATTCTTTGTCTAATATATGCTGTTGAAAATCTTGCTATGTCTATAGGTTTTGTAGAAGCCTTAACTCTATTTACAAATTCTACCTTACCATCAATAACAACTTTAGCAATTCCATCAACATCTGTAGCACCATTAAACATTAGGTCATCTACTAGCTTAGGACCTACAGCATCTATATTAAATACTTTACGACCTGTGGTAACGGCTGCAATACGAGCCTGACGTAGGGGATCCATACGAGGAATAATAATTCTTCTACGACCAATAGAACCTTGAAGCATTACATCTAATTGTTTAGTGTTTTCAAAAAATGCTTCTGCGCTTTTAGCATTAATTATTGGAACATCTGCCTTTAGGAAAGATTGTATTACAGCAGGTCCATACTCAGGGGCTAGGGTCTTTAAATCTTTTTTAATTCTTAATATTTCTTCAGGGTTTTTAACAGATTGAGATTGTGCTTTACCTAATTCATCTAATTTAGCGCCATAACTATCCCAGAAATTAATAACAGGGGTTTTGGAGAATATATCCGCAACTCTATCACCACCAGTTGCTACAGTAAGGGCATATTTACTTGCATCATACAGGCGCTTTGCTTTACCGGCTACAAGTAATGGATCTGATAAAATTCTATATGCAGCATCTACTGTACCTGATACTGCTTTGTAAAATAAACCTGAACCTTCTATATCACTAGGGGTAATAAGGTTTGCTACAAAACGACCAGGAGAGTATTTAGCAGCGTTTACTTCATCAAGAGTATCTTGAAAATTAGCACGAGCCTCTTTAATAGTACTTGGATCAACACCAGGAATATTAGTTTGTCTTGTATCGGCTAACATTATATATTTTTGTTGTTCAGGTGTAGCAGACTTAAAAATTGTTTCAGGTGCCTCACCAGAGGCAATACGCATTGCGATACTTACTGCATCATTACCCCATTTTGCTTTAGCAGCACCAATACGACCAGGGCTAAATACTTTATCGCCTTTATCATTTGCGATATCAAATGCAGTACCAATACTTAAATCTTGATCTATTGCAATAGCGGCAGTTCGGTAAGCACGAGTCATTACATCAGATACGTTACCTAAGCCAGCAAGAGTTTTACTGCCTACATAACCAACAACGTTACCTACAAAACCACCTGTATAGTACCAAGCGGTACCAAGTGTGCCACGCTTTGGTTTAATAGTTGGATCTTCATTACCAAAATTTTGAATTTGAGCTGCTTGTTGAGAAGGATCTAATTTATTGTATACTTGATTAGCTACATCTGGGGGCAGATTAGATAGATCATTATGCAAATTAAGGGATTTATTAAAATCTTCAAGTTTCTTTTTTTGTGCTGGATCTAATCCTGCAGCCATTGCTGCAGCTTTAAAATTTTCAGCCACTAGTTACCTCGTGATCGGGCATCCTGAAAAAGAACGGCAATTTCTCCGGTATCATCAAAGGGTATTAACGCTTCTAATGTATCTGATAATTTGACTGTTGATTTTTTCATCATTAATGCTGATGATCCAACATCAGCACCTGTGTCAACACCTGCAAGAACGTTCTGGTTGGGTCTTTGTGATTCATCATATAGTTTAACAACTGGTGTTTGCATTACTGGGTTAGCAGGTCTGCCACCTACATCATCTGCGCTACCACGAGTCTTTGACTTTACTGCTGCTGTATTAAGTGCTGCAGTTTCTTTGCCTTCTCCGTATGATGTTGAACCTAAAGATAATTTATCTGTTCTTGTAGAATATATACTTGGACCTGATGGACCTGCTAGAGGGTTCATCTTTGCCATACTAGTCCTCCTTTAAAGTTTCTAATTCTTGCGAAAATTGTTGCCAAACTTTTTCTTCTTGGCTTTTTTGTGTTGAATTGTAGATAGCTAATTGGTGCAGATCATCTGCAAGTGCTTCTACTATTGATGTTAAATTTAAAAAGAATCCTGATAATATTACTAGATAATCAGACAGTCGCACTGGGCGATTAAGATTGTTATCGTTATTCACCCAGTGCTCCTATCAATAAATAATTACGCCTTTGTTCCTTTGCGACCTGCTGGTGTGTATCCGAATCTAACTTCTCCGCCGACTGGCTTGCTTGTATCAAGTTTACCTTGTACTGGCTTAACCTCTACGGACTTTTGGAATGTTCCTTTTTTCATTTTTCACCTCCCTTTATTATGCTGCTCCGCCAATGGAGGCGAGTAGTTGTGCGATGTCAGGTCTAGGTCCAGCAGCAGGGGCCTCTCCGCTTTGTTGTTGTTCAGTTGGCTGCGAGGCAGGAACGGGGGCCGTTCCTACTGCTGGAATACTAGATTGTTCTGGAAGTGCTGGTGCTGCTGGTTGTGGTTCTGGTGCAAATGCTTTTTCTATAATGGTCTCTAGCTGGAAACCCTTTTGTCTGCCTTGGATTACTTCAGCAATTCTTGTAATGACTTGAGATGGGTCTTGACCTTGGGCAGCAAGTGCGGGAATAGCTTGTGCATACTGAGCAACAGCAACCCTAAGAGAATCACGCATTTCTTCAATGTCAACCCTTTGTTCTTCTTGCGTAACATTTAACTCCATTGGTATTTCTCGGCGAACATAATCACGGGACACTAACTTATCGCTACGCATTTGTAGTAATGCAATGATGGCACGGTTTGGATCCATACCAGACATAATGCCGTAACGTACATCTACACCATACTCACCTTTAATATCACGAGATGGTGTGTATTTCATTGTATAAGGTGTACCGTCATCGGTTCCCTTAATAGTCTTGGTCATAGAACCAAAGACAACCTCATCTACCTCAAAGCAAAGTGAGGTTAACTCTTGGAATAACCTAGCAAACTGTGCTTGTGCTGCTTTAACCTGTGTATCAAAGCCAGCTTGTAGTGCTTGTACACCACGACCTGTAACAACAGAGGCATCAATATTACCTGAACGAGACTCAGGATAGCGAGAACCTAATCTTAACTCACGCTCTAGTACACCAGACTCTGTAAAGACTCCTGCTGGTAGTTCTAGTGGGACTCTGCGGATACCTTGTGGGTTAGCAGACCTCATAATCGCATCAGGTCCTAGTGCTAACTCCTGTACATCTTGTGGAATAGCAATAGGTGCTTGAATAGATTTCTCTGCTGCCTGTATCTGCAATACTGCAAAGCGAGCACGGGCTAACTGAACTGATAGTACATCATCAAACTGTCCACGAGCTTCACCATCTAAGGATGAACGAAGTGCAACTCTTGCTAAACACTTACCGACTGGGTTAGGTGTATTAGATAGAACTAAGTTATTACGCTCTGGTATAAAAATTAAGTCTTGATCTTTATCGTGGTATCTAACGATAGATAGGTAAGGGGAAGCGTAAGAATAAACAGTCTTTCCAACTATCTGATCGTAATACTCAGGATACTGGGATGCGATACTCTCAGCATCGGATGCAATGATCTGTGATATAGATAAGCAACGACCAAATCTATCTACCTCTGGGTATACACCAAAAGGATTTAGTAAACGGATACGAGGATTGTTTGTCTCGTAATCCATCTCTATCATTGCAGGTAGTAGACCGTAGGTATTAAAGTAATCAGCACCGGTATACATCTGGATCTGTAGATCAGATGATGAGATGTAATAGTTTGCTATACGGGTTCTAGTATCAGCAGCACGGCGTTGGGTATCAGATACCATATTAGTTGCTGCACAGTTAAAGGATGGCAGTGGTGCCATTACCTCTGCTAGATCCCTGGCTGCTACATCTACAAAGTTGGCAACTAAAGGCTTAGGGTAATCCTCTGAGAACATAGCAGGATAGACCTTTGATATATCACCTTGGCGCACGGAAAGAACATCCCGCATACGCTGGTCTCTAGCTGCATAGCGGTTCTTCAACCGATCTATCTTAGAGACTACCTCTTTAGTTGATAACAATTTACATCCTTAATAAGATTAATTACTTTTTTCTACCAGTTAAAGAACCGTATGGATATTTGTCATAAGATGCTGGGTAATAAGTCCCATCAGGGCCATACTCATCATAAGGTTCAGTCCAGTCTTCTAGGATTCTATTTACAAGATTATCGTTATATTTTTTCTTTTTAGCAGGTTTAGGGGAGCCAGGAACTGCTGCCTTTGGTGCTTTTACTGGTGGTGGTGCTTTTACTGGTGGTCGTGCTTTTACTGCTTTTGGTGCTACTGCTGCCTTTGGTGTTACAGGTTTTGCCATTATATCTCCTTACTAAAATTAATTACTTGATTTTCTTATTCTCACGATTAAGAATACCCTCAGCACGAGATGCGGTGCGACCACGATCTGTAACAGCTTGAGAAATTTTACCCTTACGAATAATCTCCTGTTTTAGTACTTTGCGAGTATTAGTTACTGGCTTCAAACTAGGCTCTTGTTGGCGAGTTTTAAAATAATTATACTGTTCTACTGCATTTCTATAATCTATCTTTAAATTATCTACTTTTGTTTTTTGTTTTTTTAATGCTTCTTGTGCTACTTTATTTTTCTTTATTACACTAATTGCTTTTGTGGAAGATTGGGATAGATTTGTATTTTTACCTTTTGCCATTTGTTTTTCTCCTTAGATGAATGTACGTTCTTTTTCTGCAAATAGTTCATCAAGGTTGACGACTATCCTTTTTCTCTGTTCATACTTTGATAGGAATGGATTCTTCAAATGGTGAGTTTGATACTTACCATAGTTAAGCATCTCTCTTGCTCTGATCTCGCAGAACCAAAGCGCCATTACCATATCGGTCTTACCCTTAGTCGTTGGCGACCAAGTAATTAACTGCTCTATTAGAGCTTTGATATTTTCAGTCTGATCTGAAGGAAGGTGTATTAGATTATCTCTGTGGTGTTTATTATCGTGCTGCTTAGTACCAAATAAGGTAGACATAGAAGCTACACCGAAACCAGCATCCCACTTATTACTACCAGTATGGTGCTCTTTAAACTGTACGCCCTTAGATGCTAAGTGCATCTTGATACCTTCATCCTGTGTTAGGAAGGATTGAAAGGCGTTCTTCTCAACTATCCACTCACTAGGTGAGTACAGGGATGTCCAGTCAAATATTAGATTCCTAATAGCAGCAGGGCTAGGTCTTGTAATCTTGATAGCATCTACGATGTAGCGTTTACTAGTAGCCCTATCTATTGCATAACAGATAGCTGCAGTATCTCCTACCATTGCAGGATCTAACCCACAGATATAGGTAAAGCCATTTAAATCTCTTGGATGTCCTGGGTGACCTGCGGTCAACCTACCAGACTTACGCATACCATCAATAGAACCACGAACACATACGGGGTCAAAGGCTGCATCATCTGAGATATCTTGTTGCTGGTAAATTAAAGCCCAAGTACTAGCATCCATAGATTGTCGTTCGTTGTAAAGGTTGCGACCATTCCATCTAGGATAGAACCCAGTATCAGGATCTCGCTCTTCTTCCTTCTGTCCATCAAAGGGTTGATCTGAAGATGGCCACAAGGTGACCCACTCTTCAGGTTTCTCATTAGATTCTAATAGGGCTGGCATTGCAAGGTAGGACCAAGGGACAATACCACCAGGGTATCTATCCTCGTTGCGTAGTTCCTTATACAGGTCAACTGAGGCAACACGGGTACCAATAATAATAAGTTTGCCGGTGGGGTTAAGACGAGATCTCACGTCTTGGGTTAACCACTTAATCTGTCTTTCAAAATCATTAGCGT